ATGTTAAAAATAGATGATGCAACATTAGATGAATTAATTGCAGGTGATTTTATAGAAACAAATATAGAAACATTAAGTTCATTTTATTATAGATCAATAACTCCAGATATTGTTATGACAAAAAAATATGGAGATCCTGGAGGATATGGATGGTTTGGAGATATAGATGAATTAGGTTATGCACCTGGATTAGATCAGGTAGCTAAAGAAGTAACTAATTTAGTTAATAGTAAAAAGATTACAGTAAGTAATGGAAAGAAAATTATTAAAAGATTAGAAGATATGAGAGATTTAAGAAAAGGTATTTATGGATTAAGCGATAATCCTCATGGTTTTTGGTCTACTACATTTAGAAACTTTAAATTATTTCAAACAATAAGCCAATTAACTGGAGCTTCAACTTTAGCTGACTTAGGTAGATTAGTTACAATAGGAGGATTGCAACAAAACTTTGGAAGAATATTTGAGGCTTTTAGTAACGGACTTGTTAAAACATATTTAATAGGAAAAGGTGTAGGTAAAAAGATAGGTCAATTAAATGATTTAACATTACAGTTTTCAAGGGCGCAGATACTTTCTGGTAATGATGTTATTTCTACTAGCTTTGTAGGAGTAGAGGCTAAGCTACAAAAATTAGGAGCATTAAACTTTCAATATGGAAACTTACAAAATGCAGCAACAACCATTACAAAGACTTATGCAACATTATGGGGTGGTGATGATTTATTAATAAAAATTTCTAATGTAGTGGCAGGTAAAGCTACAGATGTAGAAAGAATGTTTTTAAATCAAAAAGGTATTAGTGAAGCAGATGCTTTTAAAATATGGGATAACTATAGTAAAAAGGGTTTAGGTCCAGGTGCGAATAAATGGGAATATAACAAAATGAGTATTGCTAATTCTGATACATGGGATGATGCAACAAGTGCATGGAAATTTAACAGAGCATTAAATGAATATGTAGATGAGTTAATTATTACTCCTGGAGATGGATCTGCACCATTAATAGCTAATACAGAAATAGGTTCTGTGTTTTTTCAATATAAAAAATTTAGTCTTGATATGAGTAGGAAACTTTTAATCAAAGGATTACAAAGAAAAGATAATAAATTAATAGGAGATATAGCTGCTTTAACAGCATTTGGTATGATTGTAGATCAAAGTAGAACAGAAGATTATGGTAGAAATTATGATAAGAAAACATTAACTGAAAAGCTAATAGATGGTGCTGAAAGAGGTGGTGTTTTTGGTATATTTGGTGATGTTAATAGAATGATAGAATCATTATCAGATAATGAATTAGGTCTTAGACCCTTACTTGGACAAAGAAAACCATACGGTACATCTTTAACATCAAAAGCTGGTAGTATAACTCCAATGGGAAGTACTATAGGAACAGTAGCACAAATACTTTATGATTGGGGTAGAGGTAGACATACTCATCACACTGCTAGAAGAATAAGAAAACTTGTGCCATTGAACAATATATGGTATTTGGATAGTATATTCGATAAGCTAGAAAAAGGTTTATACTAATGGCATTACAAATAAGCGATACAACACCTAGAATACAATATACAGCTACATCTGGACAGACTAGCTTTTCTGTACCTTTTGAGTTTTTTGCAGTAGCTGATCTAAAAGTTTACAATGGTACGACACTCCTTACTTACAACAACTCACCATCATCTGCATCACAATACAGCGTTACTGGTGCAGGTGTAACTGGTGGGGGATCTATTACTTTAGGTAGTCCAGGAGCTACACTCAATGACAGTATTACAATCGTTAGAGATTTAGCGATTGAGAGATTATCAGACTTTCCAGTATCTGGTAACTTCCCTATCCAAACACTTAATTCAGAACTAGATAAGATTGTTGCTATGTTGCAACAGTTAGAAGAACAGTTTGCTCGAACACTGCAATATCCAGTTACCACAACTACAGGATTTGATGTAGATCTACCTGAGTTAGTAGCGAATAGAGTATTATCTGTCAATGCAGACGCAACTGCTTTATTAGCAGAACAAGAACTAGGTACATTTAAAGGTGATTGGGCAGCTTCCACATCCTACCAAGTTAGAGATCTAGTTAAAGATACATCCAACGGAAACATTTACTTTGTTAATGCAGCTCATACCTCAAGTGGTAGTGAACCTTTATCTTCTAATGCTAATAGTTCTAAATATGATTTAATTATAGATGCTGAATCAGCAACAACATCAGCGACTAATGCTGCAACATCTGCAACTGCAGCTGCAAACAGTGCGACTGCTGCCGCTTCTAGTGCGACAGACTCTGAGAACTCTGCAACAGACGCAGAAACTGCACAGACTGCTGCCGAAGCTGCACAAAGTGCTGCCGAAACTGCACAAGCAGCAGCAGAAACAGCTGAAACCAATGCTGAAACTGCTGAAACCAATGCTGCCGCTTCAGCTTCTACAGCTTCTACCCAGGCTACTAATGCTAGTAATAGTGCTAGTGCCGCTGCAACCAGTGCTACGAATGCTTCTAATTCAGCAAGTGCTGCATCAACCAGTGAAAGTAATGCTGCAAGTTCTGCATCAGCTGCAAGTACATCTGCTAGTAATGCAGCGACTTCTGCCAGTAATGCTGCAACAAGCGAGAGTAATGCTGCTACCAGTGCAAGTAATGCAGCGACATCTGCGACTAATGCAAGTAATGCACAGACTGCTGCCGAAACAGCTCAAGCTGCTGCTGAAGCTGCTGCTGATAGTATTGATGATACCTACTTAGGAGCAAAAGCATCTAATCCAACAGTAGATAATGATGGTGATCCTTTAACAGTAGGAGATTGGTATTTCAATACAACAAGTAATCAAACATTTATTTATAATGGTTCTTCTTGGGATGCGATTGCACCAGATTTAATTGGTGATGCAACACCTCAACTTGGTGGCAACCTAGACCTTAATTCCAATAACATCACAGGAACAGGTAATATTAATATTACAGGAACTGCTACAGTCACAGGATTAACAACCACAGGTAATATTGACTTTGGTGATGGCGATAGAGCAAGATTTGGTGCATCTCAAGATTTACAAATTTATCATAATGGAAGTAAAAGTTTAATTTATGACAGTGGTGCTGGTGATTTAGAAATAAGAGCAACTAATATTTTGATAGCAGATTCAGACGGAACAAGTCTAATTTATGGTCAAGATAATGCTGAAGTAAATCTCTATTACAATGGCTCAAACAAATTCCAAACCACATCTACTGGTGTTAATGTTACAGGAAGAGTAACTAGTGATGCATTAACTGTTTCAGGGAGTGCTTCTACTATTGCATTATTAGAAAGTAGTACTACCTCTGTTTATCAGCAATTAGCAAATAGTGCATCTTCAGGTGGTTATATAGGTTATAGTAATGATGATTTATCACTTTGGGCTAATGCTTCTTATAAAGGTTTTTTATTAGATGGAGCAACAAACGACATATCCTTCTACGAAGATACAGGAACAACACCTAAATTCTTTTGGGATGCGAGTACAGAGAGATTGGGGATTGGTACAACTAGTCCAAATCAAGAATTAGAAATAAGAGCAGCTTCACCAGAAATTAGATTTAGTGATACTAATGATGCTTCTTATGGTGAAATTAGATTTAATAGTGGTGCTTTAACATTAAAAGCAGATGTAACAGATGTTGGTTCTTTTAAATGGTTAAGTTTTGATGTAACTGGTTCAGAACGTATGCGTATAGATAGTTCGGGTCGTGTAGGTATTGGTACAACTAGTCCATCAGCAAAATTAGAAGTAAATGGTGATGTTTTAATACCAGAGGCAACACTTACTGACGGAGCAACAATATCTTGGGATGTATCAACTTCACCTGTAGCTAAAGTGACACTAGGTGGTAATAGAACTTTATCAGCACCAAGCAATTCAGCAGGTGCAGGTCAATTTATTTCTTTATTAGTTATTCAAGACGGAACAGGAAGCAGAACTTTAACATGGAACGCAGTCTATGAATTTGCGTCTGATACTGCTCCCACCTTAACTACTACAGGTGGTCAAGGTGATTTATTTGTATTTAGATATAATGGTACTAAGTGGCTAGAGGTAGGTAGAAATTTAAACCTAAGTTTATCATAAGGAGTAAAGATGTTTGCATTAGTAGAAAATAATGAATTTGTAAAAATCCTAAACGACAGAAAAGGATTTATTGGCACTGCTGATAATATTGAGATTGTTTGGGAAGATAGAACTAGAACAGTCAATATTACTGATGAAGAAGGTAATGATGTTCTATGGACACAAGAAGAAATAGATAATGGTGATGCTCCAGAAGGAACACAAGTAGATGATATTAAAACTAGAGAAGAAACCTATAAAGAATCAACAGAGGTCACTACTCAACAACCTGTTAAATATTCTAAAGATGTATTTACTAAATGGTCAAATGCAGAAAGAGAGGCAATCGGTGTCTATGAGGTACAGGTGGATAACACCAACAAAAAAAATGAAGCATACTATATTAATACGAATATCAGTTATTCTTTTGATGGCAGTTCTGTTATTGGCAGTTATGGTACTGCTACTCCTAAACCTTTAGATGATGTTTTATTTGTTGAAGGTGATGAAATCCCAGATGACAAAGCAGTCGGTGATATAAAACAATATGGTCTTAAAGGATTAGAGATTGCCAAGATTAAAGCACAAGCAGGTGGACTATTAGCACCAACAGATTGGCATGTAGTCAAAGCAACTGAAGTAGCTGATTATTCTGTACCTTCAGATATTGCAACTTATAGAGCAAATGTAAGAGCAAAGTCTAATGAAATGGAAACACAGATTAATGCTTGTACGACTGTTGATGAACTCAAAGCATTATACGAATATACTGAAGATGCCGAAGGTAATATCACCAGACCTTTAGCCGAATTTCCAAAGGAACTCTAAATGGTATTCCCTATTCTAGGTGGGAATAGTGCAGTCGGTGGATATGCAATAGATAATTCTCTAAGATTTAATGATAATGATAGTGCTTATTTAAGTAGAACACCAAGTAGTGCAGGTAATAGAAGAACTTTTACACTTTCAGTTTGGTTTAAATTAACAGTTAATCCTGCTGGTGATAGTAATTATGAAAGACAGATATTATCGGCTGATGATGGCACAGGTGGTAATAATAATTTTGATTATATTGCTATTAATAATACTAATAAAATATTTATTTTTGGATATGAAGGAGCAGTAAATCAACAACTTACAAGTACACAAGTATTAAGAGATACTTCTGCTTGGTATCATTTAGTGGTTGCTTTTGACACAACACAAGTAACAGCATCAAATAGAATAAAAGTATATTTAAATGGAAATCAAATAACTGCTTTTGACACTGCAAGTTATCCAAGTTTAAATTTTCAAACAAGATTTAATAATACTAATCCACAGTACATTGGAAAATATCCTGACTCTAGTACTCAATATTTTGACGGATATATGGCAGAGTATCACTTCATAGACGGACAAGCATTATCCCCTACAGACTTCGGTGAATTTGATGAAGATAGTGGTATATGGAAACCGATTGAATACACAGGAACATATGGCACGAATGGGTTTTATTTAGATTTTGAAAACAGTGGTAGTTTAGGTGCTGACCAATCGGGTAATGGTAATAACTTTACTCCAACGAATTTAGCATCGACTGACCAAACAACAGATACACCTACAAATAACTTTTGTACATTAAATCCTTTGACACCTGTAGTCACACACACATTATCAGAAGCAAATTTAAAAAGTACAAATTCAAGTGGAACACATGGTGGAGCAAATTCAACAATTAACTATCCTACAAGTGGTAAATGGTATCACGAAGTAAGAATAAATGCAGAAGATAGTTCTAAAGGACAAGGTGTAGCTATTGGTAGTAATGTTTATAGAACTGTAACTCAGTGGGGGAATTATAACTTTATTGTTGGTTATATGTCAGACGGAACAAAACACATTGATACAGGATATTCAACTTATGGAACTGCTCATAATGTAGGTGACATTATTGGTGTTGCTTATAATGCTGATGACCAAGAATTAACTTTTTATCATAATAATACTTCACAAGGCATAATTACAACCAGTGAAATGGATGGACAATTAGATTTTAATAATTTATGTCCTGTTGTTTTTGGTAGAAATATAGGGCAAACATTTAACTTCGGACAAGATAGTTCCTTTGCAGGTGCAACAACAAGACAAAACAATACAGATGGAAATGGTGAGGGGGATTTTTATTATACACCACCAAGTGGTTACCTCACATTAAACACAAGTAACCTAGCAACTGTATTATCCCCTACGATTGATGATGGGAGTCAGTATTTTAATACCAAACTATATAGTGGTAATAATACAACTAATCCAATAACAGGTGTTGGATTTGCTCCAGACTTTACTTGGTTAAAAGCGAGAAACTATGCTAATGCTCATTTTTTATTAGATACAACAAGAGGAAGTGGACAGGTTTTATTTAGTAGTTCAACCACAACAGAAACAGATTTTCAAGGTACAAGGTGGCAAAGTTTTGATAGTGATGGTTTTACATTAACAGGTAGTGATTCATCAACAAATATATCTGGTGGTAATTATGTGACTTGGAACTGGAAAGCCAATGGTGGCACGACTTCATCTAACACAGACGGAAGTATCACCTCAACAGTTCAAGCGAATACCACTGCAGGATTTTCTATAGTCACTTATACAGGAACAGGTGCAAATGCAACAGTAGGACATGGGTTAGGAAAAGCATTAGATATGATTATTGTAAAAAACAGAGATAGGGTTGAAAGTTGGCGAGTAGGTATGACAGCTATAGGATTTACAAAACAACTTCTATTAAATGCAGTAGATGCTGCATCAACAGATTCTTTAGTTTGGCAAGATACAGCACCCACAAGTTCTGTATTTTCCATAGGAACTAGAAATGCTGTTAATGCAAGTGGTGAAGATTTAGTTGCCTACTGTTTCGCCGATGTAGAAGGATATAGCAAGTTCGGTAGCTATACAGGTAATGGAAGTAATGACGGAACATTCGTCTATACTGGGTTTAGACCTTCTTTTATTATGTATAAAAATACAAGCAGAAGTACGGCAGGTGCTATATGGTGGATGTGGGATACAACTAGAGATACAAGAAATCCAACTGATTTATATTTAAGAGCAAATGATTCTCTTGCTGAAGGTAGTTTTGATTCTTTAGATATTTTAAGTAATGGATTTAAATTAAGAACAAGTGATGGTGGTCAAAACGCAAGTGGTGAAACAATAATCTACATGGCATTTGCAGAAAACCCATTTGTTACATCAACAGGTATTCCCGTTACTGCGAGATAGATATGCAAGTAGATTTAAACCTTAAAACACTTGGATTAATTATTACTATAATCACTGCCTTAATTGGTAATGTCTTTGTAGTAGGTCAATTCTATCAATCTCAGCAAGTCCACATGGAAAAGATGATGGTGTTAGAGAAGAAGGTAGAGGACATCTCTAATCTGTATGATGTAAAGGCATCTATTTTAAACTTGGAAAATAAGATTATTCAATTAGAATTTTTCTTAGGGATGATTGACCAAAGCAGTTGTGATAATCCAGCAAATGCTGGAAGAATGGATTGCAAATAAAAATGGAATATATTAGTATCGATCCTTTACACCACAATTTACTGAAAGGAAAAGATATGACAGCAGCTGAAGCACACACTATTGAGAAAGAATATTACGAAATGAAAAAGACTTATCATATGGCTCTAGATATGTTAGAACAAGAGAAAGAAAAAAATAAAATATTACGAGCTGAAAACATGGAACTTAAATATCATAAGAAACCGAGTCAAGCCGCATGACTTTAGACATAGAAAAACTAGCTAACCTAGATAAGGAAGTAGCTGTTATTTCTGAACGTCTAAATACTATTCAAAACAATCACTTAGCTCATATTGAAAAAGATATGAACACTATCAAAAAAGTACTCTGGAGCGTTGGCTTCTTAGTATTTTCTAATTTACTCGGAATCGCTATATCTATACTGTATTAGGTATGAAGGTATACCTAATACTGATTGCCTGTGTGCAGTCGCTAACCTCTCCATTGAATGAGGTCTGTGTTGCAGAACCCTTATCTCAACCCTTTAATACAGTTACACAGTGTATTGCATATGTGGATAATTTTAAATATACTTTAAGAGAAGAAAAGGATTTGTATATTACAGGATTCTGTACAACCAAGAGTGATGTATACTGAACTTAAAGAGAGGATTAAAGAACATGAAGGATATTGTGAAACTGTTTACAAAGATACATTGGGATTTGAAACTGGGGGTTATGGACATAAGATCATACCTGGTGAAGATATACCGACAGACAGATCAGGATGGGAGGCTTTATTTGAGAGTGATTTTCAACGTGCAGTTGATGGTGCTGAGAACATTCTTAGTGGCTATGATATTGCTGAAGAAGCTCGTGAAGTTATTATCGAAATGGTTTTTCAAATGGGGGAAGCTGGTGTATCAAAATTTAAAAACGCTTTATCACACTTATACAACCAGAGGTATATAGAATGTGCAGGGGAAATGTTGAACAGTAGATGGAGAGAACAGACACCCATGAGAGCCAAGAAGTTGGCAGACATAATGGCAGGGATCAATGCTTAACTTACTCGGACCAGTTGCAGGAGCAGTATTTAAAACTATTGATAAGGTTGTCGATAATAAAGGTGATGCTGAAAAACTCAAAGCAAAAGTCCAAGAAAAAATCTTAGCAGGAGAACTAGCAGAGCTAGAAGGTGCTGCTAAAATTATACAAACAGAAGCACAGGGAGGATTCTTACAAAGAAACTGGCGACCAATTATGATGTTGGTGTTTGCTGGTTTAATGGTAGCTCATTGGTTTGGGTTTACTGCACCTAACATTCCAGAGTCTGTACAAAACTCCCTATTAAATATTATTCTAGTAGGAATAGGAGGATATACAGTTGGAAGATCAGCAGAAAAAGTCGCAGACAAATTCAATAATAATAAAAAGGGGTAGGGGTAGACCTAAGAAGGATGAAAGTACCCCTTCTAAGGCTCTTAAAACAGGAAAAAACGATAGAATTTTGGTCATCTCTGACCTCCATGTTCCTTATCATCACCCTGATAGCTATCGTTTTCTTGAAGCTCTGGC